TGCACCGGCGACAATGCGCCCTGCTGCAGCAGGATGCCCCGCTTCATCGGCGACATCACCGGCGCCTGCCCCTGCGAGATGCGCCGCAGCAGCCCGCCCGCCTGCGCCGGCACGCTGATATCCGCACCGGTGGCGTCCCACTTGCCCGGGATGCTGGACATCTCGCCGTAGTACCGGTAATTCCGGTCGTCTATCGACGCCGCCCCCTGCAGCGTCCACGTGTTGCCCTCAGCGTCAGCGAACGACGTCGTGCCCGCAGACTGAGCGGTGAAGTCCGGGAAGGCCACGACAGTACCGCTGATGCCGGCGCGGACCTGCGCGGCGTAGGTTGCGCCGTAGTAGCCGGCATTGAAGATAGGGCCGTTCAGCTTCAGGCCGCCGGTCGCCGCATGCAGCGTCGTCGCCCCCGCCGCAACCGGGCTGCCCAGCTGCGTCCACGGGCCGTGCGTCACGTCACCCGAGGTGGCCGTATAGAACGTCACCGTTCCCGTCGACACCTGCAGCGTCGCCCGCAGCTGGATACGCCCCACTACGGGCACGGGAATGGTGGACTTGACGAACGTGGTAGCCGTCCCGTCCGGCGACCAGTTCAGCACCAGCTGCCCCGTCCCAGCCGACGTCAGGCCGAACAGCCACCCGACGTTCCCGGACACCCCCCAGTTCGACCCCACCAGGTTCAGCGCGACGTTCTGGCCGGCACCCGCCCAGTCGGTGAACCTGACGTCAACGCGCACGTCCAGGTCCCCGGAGATCCGCAGCGGCGTCGCGTCCGGACAGGACGCACCCGACAGGACGTCGTCCTCGGTGCGCAGGTACGTCGTCTTCGCGGGCACCGAGAAACGCACCGGCGTGTTCCGGCCAAGCTGCCCGTAGTAAGGGCCGACCGCGTTCTGCGGCGAGAAGCGGCCGTCACGGTTGTTCAGCTCGAAGTTCGCGCTCGACGCGGTCGCCTGCGTCGACTCATCCTGACGGCCCCGGGTCAGCGTCACCGGCGGCGAATCACCCTGACGCTGGTACACGTACGTGGAGACGTCCGCCCAGCCGCCGGACGTCAGCTCCAGCTCCGTCCGCAGGTCAAGCGGCGTCGCGGGGAAGGTCACCTGAACGCCACCTTCCGCTGGAACATGCCGGGATCACCGCCCGCCACGCGCACCTCAGCCTGCATCGCCTTCAGCAGCGTCCCCTGCGTCTTGAACGTGATCTCAAGACGCCCGGCGCCCCCCGCCGCGCCGCCGCCACGCGCACCGGCGCTCACAGCCCCCGTCAGATGGGTCATGGCATTGCCGACACCGCCCGCACCGGCGCGGATCCCCTCGGCAAGCATGGACCCGATCTTCCGGCCCGCGATATCCGGCGACCCCGACCCGGACAGCGGTCCCCGCTTCGCCGGGGAGAACGGCAGGTACGAGCGCACGTCGGACACGAGGCCCTCAACCTTCCCGATCAGTTTCCCGGCCTCAGACTCGATACCGTTGATCAGGCCGCCGATGATCTTCTGACCCGCCCCGAACAGCAGCGTCCCCAGGTTGCCGAGCGCCGACAGGATCCGCCCCGGCAGCGCTTTGACGTCGGACACCAGGTCACCGATTTTCGCCTTGGCCCGGTTCCGCATCGACTCGAAGTGCGACACGACCCAGTTGACCGCAGCGGTGACAGCAGCGGCGATGTCATGCCGCACGGTGTCGAAGTCATTGGCGATGTCGTGCGCCCAGGAGGCGATGTCGTGACGGATCCTGTCGAACGCGGACGCGAAGTCATGGGCGACCGTCGCTATCGCATGCCGCACCGTGTCAAACGCCGATGAGATGTCATGCGCGGCGGTCGCCACCGCATGGCGGACGGTGTCGAAGTAGTGCGCGAAATCATGCGCCAGCGACGCCACCGCATGACGGGCGACGTCGAAGTAATGCGCCACGTCATGAGCGAAGCTGGCCACGGCATGCCGGGCCACGTCGAACGCATGATGCGTGGCGGAGACAGCGGCCGAGAACTGATCCCACGCGTGCATCCCGCCCTTAACCAGAGCGATGACAACCTCGAGCACGCCGCCCATGATCCGGAACGCAATATTGATCGCGTTGATCACGTCTTTCTTGCTGAACGACTGCATCAGCCGCATGACTTCCTTCGCCAGCCCCTCCATACCGGACCCCACAGCGGTGATCACCGGCCCCGCGAGCGACTCGAGGAACGACATGAAGTGCTTGAACGACGGGGAGTCCAGCCCCGTGGACAGCTTCGACAGCAGCCCCTCCACAGCGGGCGCCGCGGCCTGCGCGAACTGCCCGATATACGGCAGCAGCTGATTGGCGATGCCAAGCCCCTGGTTGAGCACCTTCAGCGCGGTCGGCTGGAACGCCTTAGACATCTTGTCGAACCCGGACTCCAGCTGCTTGACACTGTCGACCGCCTCACGGATCGGCGCGGGCAGCTTCGCCAGCTGGGACTTCGTGTCACCGACCGCGCCGAGCACCTGCTTGAACGTCGGGTAGGCCAGCGCCCCGAACGACGCCACACCCGCACCTGCCGCGACCAGCCCGGTCGCCAGCGCCCCCGCCTCCGCCGCCGCGGCGCTGGCCACCCCCACGAGCGCCAGGATGCCGCCCGCACCCGCCCCGATGGAGCCGAGCGCCTCACCCGCCGACGTGCCCTCCTCGCCCACGCCGGCGAGCCCCTCCGTCAACTTCGACAGCTGGCCGCCGAGCAGCGGGATTTTCTCCAGCACACCCGAAAGGCCCCCGCCGGAGCCGCCAGAGCCCATCAGCAGCCGGGAGATGATCCCCTGTTCATCCTCCTTCGCCTTCAGCTTGTCCATCTGCAGGTCAACCGCCGCGATCTGCGCTTCCGCACGCGCGGCACCTGCCAGGGAGATCTTCGGGCTGGCGACCTTCCGCGACAGGTCCTCGATCATCGCGTCGATGCGAGTCGCCTTCGCTACCGCGTCCTTGTCTTCGACATCCACGTTGATATCGGCGCGCTGCGCCTTCAGCTCATCCAGGCGAGCTTTCAACGCGTCAATGTCCGGCTTCGCCTCGTCGTCCGCTTTGATGGCTATGCGAACGTAGTTCTCCGCCACCTACTCCTCACCTCCCTCCGCGTCCTCGTCACGGTGCCCCAGCCGGTAAATGTCGAGCAGCCGCAGATGGTGAGCGGGCATCGCGAGAATCTCCCCCGGCAACTTGTGCCACCGGTCACACAGCCCGATCACAATCTCAGCCGTCTCTAGCTCGGCAGGCTTGCCGACAACCCGGCCGCTGCTGTCAGAACCTCCGGCGAAGTCCCGCCAGAGCTCAAGTCTTTTCCCAGCTCCGGGCTCGCCGCCGTCGTCCGGGAGATCCACATGCCGATCAGCTTCAGCGCGAACTGGTGATCCAGCGACAGGAACCCCTCATAGTCCGCGGGAACAGGCTTGCCGCGCTTCTCCAGATTCCACGACTCCAGACACCCGGCGAACTGGGTGGCCAGCTTCACCAGCGCAGCCATCCCCTGCGCCGTCTCCGCACCCTCCGTCGCCTCGGAGTAGGACTCCATGATGTCCGTGAGCGTGCCCAGCGAGACGGAGTCGACCGTCACCTCAAGGCCGTCGAACTCCGTCCCCGCGAAGTCCAGCAGGACCCCGGTACCGGGAGCCTCAAAGCCGCTCACGAGTTCACCCAGGTCGGGATCGTTCCGTCCTGAAGCTGACCCTCGGAGGTCCACGTAAGTTCGCCGGCGTTGGAGCGGGTCAGGTTGTAGCTGCTGTACAGCAGCTCCATCGACAGGGACGGCGCGGTTGCCGCAGTCGGAGTCACCTTCGTGGAGCGTGCGACCGCGCCCGCCGTGCTGGTGATGGACGACAGGACGACGTGGCTCATGTTGGCTGCCGCGTTGAACACCCCGTTGAGGGTGACAGTCCCGTCCCTGAGCAGCGCGAGACGCTCATGCGCGGACTTGTCAACGCCCGTGGTGTCCTGCAGCGCGACCGGGGTGGTGATCGCGAAGTTCGTGACGTCGTTGGTGATGGTCTGCGGGGTGCCGGTCGCATCGTCCACCTGGATTGCGGCACCGAGGCCAGAGGTCTTTGCCATGGTTATCCCTTCCTTAGTTCGGTCTCGATCGCCGCCCAGTGCTCGGCGAGGTCATCTCCCCAGTCGGCGATCCGCTCGTGGCTGACCACCCGGCCGCCCTGCCGGACCGCGAACCGCACGGGCCGCGTCCGGTGCTCACGGAAACACCGCTGGCCGGACTCGAAGCGGAACACGGACGGCTGATCCGCGCTGGTCGGGATCTCCACCCACGTGCGCCCCGACTGGCCGGATCGGATGAAAGCCGCCACCATCGCCCCCTGCTCGGTGGACTCGTCACAGACGGTCTCCCAGCCCCGCAGGTACTGGTCACAGCCGACGTCCTCACACGCCGCCTTAACCTGCGTGTCACGCGGCAGCCGGATCAGGTAGTCACGGGTAGACATCACGCCTCCTACGGCAGGTTCCGGTTCACGAACGCGGCGAACTGCAGGCTCTGGAACGTCCCGGTGGTCGCGACCCGCACATACCGGTTCACCGCCCCGGCTACTGTCTGCGTCTGCGTGTGCGGTGCCGCCGTCACCGCGCTGAACGTCGCCAGCGTCGTCCACGTCGAACTGTCCGGGCTGTGCGTCACGTTCACCGTCGCGGACGTGCCGGTGAACTGGGTCACCTGCAGGAACAGCTGAGCGCCGCTGGCCGTGGCAGCGCCGTTGTCCAGCGTCGTCCCCGTCGTCGGCGCGATGTCCGGCCGGATCCCCGGCGTCAGCGACAGGCACCACTGCGGACCGTCACCCAGATCACCCTGACCCTCACACGCGATCGTGAGGTCCCCGGCGTTGGACCGGGTCGGGTTGTAGCTGACCTGCAGCGCATTCAGGCACGCGGCCGGGCTGCCGACCGCCAGCGGCGGCACAAGGAACGACATCAGCGTGTTCGCCGCCGGCAGCGCGGACAGCACCGGGTGGGCGTTGGCCGCGTCGAAGAACGCTGTAAACGACATCGTCCCGTCACGCAGGCCCGCGATACGGGAGTGCGCCGACTGGGTGATGTCCGTGACGTCCAGCGGCGCCAGCGCGCTGCCGATCGCGCTCAGCGCGTTGATGTCACCGGACACGTCGAAGCCGCCCACCAGGAAGCGCGACCCCATGCCCGCTTGCTTTGCCACCTAAGCCTCCTGCGTCCACACGTCGTCGACAATCACCGGGATCGTCAGCTGA